GCGACCGAAGACGAGACGATAAAATACGCCTCATCGTCCAAGTCCTCGTTCGTGATGGCAGGGGTTGACTCGAAACAACGCAGCCCGCTTGCCTTGTAGTTTCTGAACAATGTCCGGATCTGGTCACACAGCGAAAACGCATTATTCGCGCCCGTATCTCGCGGAACATGCACCACAAACCGAATGGACCCTTCCTCTCGGAAGCGGTTAGAGCCCGGAGCCCCCACCGTTGCTTGCTCCTCGCTCGCGACCGGATACATCACGAGCACGTAAGCTCCGCCGTTAGCGGGAGGCTGTGATAGCTCGTTAGGCCCATAAAGTTGCGCGCCGGTCACGCTCGCAAGCCGAGCCATCACCAGCGTATGAACCGCGCCCGAAGCCATTAGCCGACGCTCCCGTCCCACGCGGGGTTGATGCGCTCATCAACCGCATGGCGGGGCGCAATCGCGTCAATGCGATCAATCAGGCGCTGGCGAAACTCGCGAAGCGGCATCGTAGCCTCGGACGCAGCCTCGCCTATGGTGTACCAGCGGGTTTCATCGACCAGACCACCAACGGCGTGTCGCATCCCGGACAAATCAGCATTTAGTGTCATCGTCACGTGGTTGTCGGCTTTCGCCTGCCCAGCCATCAAGGCAACTGGGATAAGACCGAAGAACGAGCGGCGATTCATCCAACTACCTCAGAGTGACCACAAGCGCGGGCTGGCGATCAGCCTTATCGCGCCGCCCGCTGGCGTTGATTGAACGATACGTGAAGCGCACCCGCGCAAAGTTTCCAAAACGCCGCTGCGCGACCGCCGCAACGCCTTCCATGCGTCCCGCAGGACCATACTTGCCCTTACCCGCTTCGATCTTCCGGGCGTAGGGTTGCGGGCTCACAAAAACGTACTCGCCAGCCTGGGGCGGGTTGGCCGGATCGGCTTCAACCCCGTCCGCAAGCAACACGAGCGTGTTGCGGTAGCGCCCCGTTTTTACCGGCGCGCTTGCCTTCAGCATGTCGAGGATATCAGCAAGAACGGTGGAGCCGAACTCCCACGTAGCCACGATCCGCGATGAAATCTTGACGCCGGAAAGCGTCTCGTCCGGGGAACCGTCCACGAACGTCTCAAATTCAACGTCCCTGCCCGCGCTTCTGTCGTTCGCGTCGTCAATCTCGCGAATGATCGCCCGCGCTTCCTCTGCGAACAGTTCGGCCTGCACCTTTGGCGACAAGCTCTCGTCAATGATCAAGCCGATATCGCGCGAAAGGTTGTCAATGCGGACGCTGATCACCGCGCCTGCAACCCAATACGAACCAGCGTCCCATTCACGAAAACCGGCATGACCTGTTCAATGCGCCGATTGCGACCTTGCACAATCACCCGATTTCCAATTGTCGGAATGCGGCGATCAGGGTTGAACGGCGTTGTCCCAGCCGACCCACCCGCCGCAACCCATGCCGCGTCGTCTAGGCCGGTCGGAGACAGCGTTACCCGGATATCACCGACCACCACGCCGCCCGTGATCTCCTGGGCGTTGTAGGCCCTCACAGAGGCCCGGACGGTCAAGTCCGTGAAGCTCGTAGTCCCGCGCCGCAAGATCACGTCCTCGCCCGTAAACTTTAGCGCAAGGTCAAGGCGTTGGATGTGGAGAACAGCGCTCAAAGCCGCACTTCACGATAGGGATAGAGCAACGTCACCACCGATTCAGGCAGCACACCGCCGCCCGCGTCCGGGTCAAGATAGGACACGTTCCGAACGTCCGGGATGCTTTCGCTGCGAATAGTCGGGTCACGACCTACGGAACTCGCAAGCGACACAGCCAAAGTCTGCGATGCCTGCTCAAGATCAGCCGGGACGGTCGAATACCCAGCCACGTAGTTGATCACGACTTTATCAGCCACCCAATTCGTTCGGGCGTCCGACACCAGCCGGAATAGGAACGACCCGTCCCGCTCATAGTCAGAAGCGGAAAGCGTGGTCCCGTCCTCAATCACCGAAGTGATCGAAGACACAGGCCAGCGATCCAAGATGAGCGCGCCGGTTGATACGCCGCGCTCCGTCTGGCGAACGGTTTCTGAAACCAAAACCCGCCCACAGTACCCCTCAATCATCGCGCCCGCGCGGTCCAAGAACTTATCCGCCGCAGTATCAGACAAACCAGCGACAGCGGCTTGTAGATCAGCGCGGGTGGATAGCCGCTTGTTCGACGCGGGCGTGATGACAATAAGCATTAGGTGGTCGGCAGCAGATCAGGGTTGCCACGAACCGCAAAAGCGGCAATGGCCGTGCCGGTGCCGTGAGTGCCGCTGAAGTCCGCCGTCAAGCGGATATAGCGGCGTGCGCCGATATAGCTCATCTTGGTTGCGGTGGTATCCGCAGCGGCCTTAGCGGCCACGAAAGAGCGAACAATGCCGCCCGATGCAACAGTAGTTCCGACCACATCAGATTGAGCAACGGCAGCCCAAGTGCTGTTGTCGGTCGAATGCTCAAGAACGAACTCGATCTTGTTCGTGCCAGAGAAGGTGATGCCACCGGCACCAGCCCAGATCATGACCATGGCGGACTGGTAGCCGCGAAGGTCAATTACAGTCGGGGTATTGTCCGCAGCCAGGACAGCCGCATCAATCATGGAGATTGGCGACAGATTGTCGTGAAGATCACGAGTGGGAGTGCTCATCGTAGAGCCCTTTCTTCAGGAGTGTTGGAGAAAAAAGGGCGGGATTTCTCCCGCCCCGTTAGGCTCACGTACCAAATCGCACGAACTTGAGGGCATCGAACGAAATTGCGCCCCCCCCAACTCGCTTACGGAACTTGAAAGCGACGTAGGGATATTGGGTGTAGGGATCACGCAGGAGCGAGAGGCCCACACGGTCCACGATCTGATAGGCTTCGCGGAAGTCCCCGAAGGCCATCGAAAGCGAGCCCGAAGCCAGCGCCGGCATGTCCTCAGCCTCAACAATCGAGAAGCCGAGGAGCGAAGACGGTTGACCCGCCACCATTGCCGGCTGCCAGATGAAGTTGCCCTGACCGTCCTTCAGCTTGCGGGCGTCACGAAGCACCGCGCGCGAAGTCATCCACGTCGCGTTATTGCGGTAGCCCGCCTTCAGCGCATAGATGGTGTTGATCAAATCATCGACCGGGTTAGTATCGCCAGAGCGGGTGCGGAAAGCACCAGCAGCGCCCGTGTTGATGTGCTCGAACGTACCCCAAGCGCGGGAGGCGTCAGCCGTTGCCGCAGTCGGATAGGTGGTGATGCCGCGCGGCTTCATCTGACCGTCGCCAGCGACGAAGGCCGCATTTTCGCCGCGTGCGATGCGGTCCGCGCTCTTGGTCGCCAGCCACGATTCAAGATCAAGGCGGGAATCCTCAAGCACTTTCTGCGTGGCAGTGACCCACGAAAACGCCTCGTGGACCTGAATCGACCACTTGCCAAGCTGGGCAGTGGTGCCTTCGGTTCGGCCCGTTTCACCGACCCACGCGAAGCCGTTCTGGTCAAGGTCGTTGAGACCTTCCATCGAATCCGTCCCGATGGACACGGTCGATGCGACCTGACGCATGGGGGAGGTTTCGTAGATGCGCTGCACGATGCGCCCGGTGGTGTCCGGGGTCACGAGATAGCCGCCGTCCGGGTCAGACCCGACCGAAAGCGCCTTCGTGTCGCCGGTCATCTGCTTGTTGCGCAGCGGACCACGAGCGCCATAGAGAGCCGACTTGTACGCGCGGAAATCGTCAACCGACACATCAGCGCCGATCTGCTCGCCAAATTCCTTGGCAGCCTTGGTTTCAACCTCAGACGCGCCACCACGCAGCGAGTCCTTGTTGATCTTCTTTTCGATGTCATCAGCGCGGCTCACAGCCGCCTTGATGTCATCAGCCAGCTTGTCGAGAGCGGTGTTAACCTTCTCGTACTGCGACTTGGTGACGATATCCTCGCCGCTCTTCTTGGCCTGCTTGTCAAGGTCGTTGACGGTGGCCTTCAGAGCCTCAAATGCTTGCGCCTGAGCCTCAAAAAGGCCCTTGATTTCGATGTCCATGATTGGACCCTCTCAGATGGGGTGAAAATCAGGCAGCAAGAGCGCGGAAGCGCTTCTTGATTGCCTCGATGTCCGGCCCGTCCTCATCCCGAGGTTCCGCGTCCGTTTTGGTCTTCCAGCCGCCCGCCGCAATGGACTTGGCTGCCGCATGTGAAAAACCCCCTTCATCCCGAAGGAAGTCTTCAAATTCTCGAATGGTGGTGATCCGCGTCGCTGATTTGACTACATCAGTGCGCGCCGCCTCGTTCATGGGGAATGGGACTAGACTTATCTCAAATAGGTCAAATTCCTTGATGAGCCGAGCGCGCTTGCGCCCGTCAACCCCATCGGACATAGTGCGCCCACCAATTGACAAGCCATCAAGTTGACCCGCTTTCAGGTCAATATACGCATCTTGCCCAATGCTTTTTTCAAGGAACAAGCGACCTGAAACCCGAAGACCCTTTTCGTCTTCGTCAATCGACGTCCAGTAACCAATGCGCTGCCGTGTGTCATGATCGGCCAGCATCTTGATCCCACGCGCACCCTTGGCCTTAATTGACGCCTTGAAAGCACCCGGCAAAACGATATCGCCGCCCTGGTCCTTGTTGCCGAACGTTGAGGCGTAGCCTTCAAAAACGCCCTGCTCATCAAGTGACTTGATGCTGAAGTTAAACGGCAGCTTGTCCATTGGAACTCGCCCCTGCATTAGCTGTTGATGGATCGGGAGGGCGCGGGATTTCGTCCCCACCCTCAACCGGGTCAAGGCCCTCGTCAGCCCTAACCTCATTCGGTGTCATCCAAGCAGCGCCGTGGCCCCCAGCCCCTAGCGCCTTGGTGTAAAACTCTGCTCGGTCCTTCGACGCGCCGCGCATCAGGCCGTTGAAGTCGTGCCGAAGCTCGTGGCTATCGTCCAAAAGTGTCCGCGCTGCCGACTGTTCAATACGCTCCGCCCATGGGGTGAGGCAATGAACAACATGCGCGATAAACATCTGCTCCGCGCTGGCATAAGTCGGGGTATCCGAAGCTCCCACGAGCATCGGAGACACTCGGAAATGCCGGCAGATTTCAAGCACCTGATGCTTGCGGGTTTCGATGTGCTGGGCATCAACCCCGCTCATCATAAGGGGCTGCCACTTAGCACCCTGGTCCGCCACAATCGCTTTGCCAGCGTTCGCTGCGCCGGTTAGCTCTTTCTCAAAGTAGAGCTTCAGCCGGTCGTATTGCTCTTTTGACAGCTTCCCGTCGACCGAAAGCACGCCGCTGGATTGAATGCCGTTCCGGTGAAAGCTCGCATGGCTTTCCTCAGTCGCCATCGCCAGGCCAATGGCCTCGCGAGCGTACTTGACGGCATCCAAGCCCATCCACGTATTCCACGAGGGGCCGCGAATGTGCCAGACGTTTTCAGGTGCCAGGACCGGGGAAGTCCCGTCCTCAAACGTAAAGCGATACTCAAGGTCCATATTGAGCTTGCGGGTGACAGACACCCGCCCCGGCTCAATCGGGATAAGCTCTAGCACCGACCCGTCAGTGCGCCGCGAAACGTACACAAAGGCGTTGCCGACAAGCGCGCAATGGACCAGCAGCGTCTCGCGAAACTGAAACCCGTCTTGCCAATCATTAGGCTTGCGAAGCACCCCTAAAAGAGGGTGCGGTACACGAGGGCCACGCATCCCGCGCGCATCGCGTGAATGCACATAAACCGGAACCTGCGCCACGCCCTCAGCAATGGCCCGAACGCAGGCCATGACCGTTGAAACCTCAAGCGCGGACAGCGCCGAAACTTCCCGCCCGGATTTGCTTACAGGCCACCCGAAATTCGGTGGCAGAAACGAAATCCCTGACTTTTTCTCAAGCCCAAAGAGGCGAGATAGAAAACTCATTCCGCCTCCCTAGGCTGCATCCCAAAACGACTGTGAAGCCTCCGGATTCAGCGCCATGAGCGCCGCCGCGTCGAAAGCCGCCATCAGCGGGTCAATTTTTCCAAAGCCGGACGCCGCGCGCTCAATCATCATGGCAGTCGAAGTGGCGCGAACCTTCGCGTTGGAAGCGCACCAAGCCATCATTTTCGAGCCGCCGTGCCTGAACGTGCCGTCCACCAGCTTACGTTCAACCGTCTTCGCGGCGTTCATCAATCGAATGCCCTGCGGCACGCCGATCAAGAGCCCGTTTTCCTCCGTTACATCCACGGCAGGATCAGCGAGCGCATCGACCAGACCGCCATAGCCCGCAGGGTCAACGCCGACCTGGGCTAGCAGCCCACGGTCCTTAATCATCACCACGAGATCAACGATCCATTGAACGTCGTCCGGCAACCCCTTGACCACCGTCAGGTCGCCGTCGCGCTCAAAGTCGCGATAGATTGTCTCGTTAGCCTTGCGGCGCTCCAAGCCTTCCGGGCTCACCAGTGCATGACCCCAATGGAGCCAATGCCGGGTGCCCTTCTCGCGGCCTAGAACAGCCACGCCATACAGGTCATCAAGCCCGCCGCCGTCCGCAGCCACAATGACCACTTCAGAGCGGTCTAGCACCGCGTCGAGGGTAAGCCCCTTGGTCGCGCCGCGATCCCAAACACCAGCACCAGCCCACGTGTCCGAAGCCCCGCCCGCCGTCACTTCGACGTTCAAGTGCTTGGCAAAGAAATTCCGCAGGCTGTCGGCTCCACCGTGCCGCGCCTTCGTCAATTCCTCGCTCAAAAACTCTTCGTCCACCGATGCCCCTAGATTGGGGTTAGTGACATAGAAGTTCGCCGGGTCGTCATACGTCTTGGCTTCAAGCATGGCCTGCGGAAACTCGTAAATCACCGCAAGCGAGCGAGGGTCGTCTATCTTGCCGTCACGAACCGCCCGAAAGTAATCGAGCTTTTTCTTGAACACCCCAGCGGGCGGGTCGTCCGATTGCGTCGTCGCATAAATAACGAAACCCTCGGGACGAGATGCAAGCCCGCCCATGGCTTCGCGAAGCATGTTTTCCGCGTTCGACTTCTTACCAAAAGCCCAAAGCTCATCGACCAGAAGGCCAACGGTCTTTTTGCCCGCAATCGTATCGCTTTCCGCTGCCACCACCTGAAGCGTTGCACCCGTCGTCCGGTGCGTGATCAACCTCAAATGGTCTTGCGCGTGCAACAGCGTGGAAAGGCCCGGATCGGCCTTAATCATGTCCCGCGCTGGGTCGTAACTGTTGTGCGCCACCTCAATCGTGGGGGCGATAATGTAGAACTCTGCCGACGTTCGCCAATTCCGCAAAAGCGCTGTCAGCATCAGCCCAGCCGCAATGGTGGACTTTGAGTTCTTCTTACTCACCATCAGCATGAAGTCGCGAATATCGCGTCTCCCCGTCTCATGGTTATACGAGCCGAACACAGCCCCCGCGAAATCAAACACCCATTGCCGGCAAGCGTCCGCTATCCTCGGAGAGCCAGGCGCGTCCACAATTCGCAAGTCCGAAAAGATATCGAGCGCGGCCATCGCCTCAGCCGGATAGGCCGGCGAGAACGGGATAAGCGAACGACCCTGGACTATCCGCGACTCCCAATCGTGGCAGGCCGTCGATTGCCTCACTCGTTGTTGACCACAAGTCGAGGCGGCTTCGGAGGCGCGAACTTGCCGCTAGCCGCCTCTTGCGCCGCTTCCTGCGCTTGTTCCTTTTTGCCCTTGGCACCCGCTACGGCATCGGCCTTGGCGTGAACATAGGGCGCGGCCATCACAGCCATGGAATCCCGACGTTTAGCGTCCGCCTCTGCGTCGTTGATCACGTCCATCATGTATTCAAGCGGGGTCTTGTACCCAAGCCGACGCACGTTCGCCGTCGTCACTTCCTTCGCAATGGCCTTTGTCGCTTTCGTCTCGTCTTTCGACTTCCGACCAGCGCCAGGACGATAACCACCACGCGGCATTTTTGATTAATTCCCCTCAAACCATCAGCAAAGCTGATAAATCATAGTTACCGGAAAAAACCTCTCCGTGAGA